TTGGTTATAAATGATTGGTTGACAGATTGTATTGTGGTTATTAATGATGATAATTGAAATGTTGAATTAAATTTATTTAATGTGTTGGTTGCAAAATTCTGAATAGCATTAAACACTTGTGTTTCTAATTGATTAGAAGTCAATGCTGTTAATTTTGGATTATAATATATATTTGATATAATTTTTAAGTATGTGTAGTCAACATCTATAATTTTTGGTTTAATTGTTAATACAGAAATAGGTTTAATAATTCTTTCTTCAATAATATTTTTTTGCGTTTGTGTTAAAGTATATCCACCTTTTGGTTTTACGGCAATAAAAATAGTACCATAAACAGGAGGATTATTTTCTTCTCCACCCCAAACGTTAACAGCATCTACCGGAAAAACACCAGAATTATTCTGTATTAGATAGATGTAATCTTCTTTTGTAACGGCACGACCTTGAGCAGAGTATGATTTAGGTGCTGTGTATTTGATTGATTCAATGGTTTCTTTTTCGGAACCTTGAGTTGTAGAGGTGATAGGTAATATTGTGGTGTTTGAATAACCAGAAACAGCATCCATCAATACGAAATTGTTTGCACCTGCTGAACTTGTACCATTGGTCACAATATATGAAACCGTTACAATATTACCATCAGTAATTGATTTACCTAATATACCATCACCAAAATATATTTGATAGAAACCATTGATACCTTCTTGTAAAAAATACACACTTGATGTTGTATTTAAACTTAAATAATCTTCTGCTAAATTATAGATTTCATAGGCAGTATTTGAACCACTTTGTTGTACCGATACAGTCAGAGTTGTTGTGTCAACGTTTGTGTCGGGTAAATCAAATATAGCTGTTGGATTGGCCGCAGAATCATAGGTATAATTTAAGGTGATTGGTTCACCTTGTTTAATTGTTAAGTTTGAAAATGTAACTGAATTGGAAACAGTATTTGTATTTAATGTGGTTGAGTTAACTGTTACAAATTTATAATTCACGCCATCAATTGCTTCGGACATAAAAGAAGTAAATTTTGGTAGTGTTAACGAAGAATCAGTCACTTGATTAAAAGTGATATTAATGGTGGCTGATGGAGCTGATGCTGATTTTGGTGTATAGTTTAATAGTTTTGCATGAGAAACAACCGATGACCTTTGTAGTGCTGAATCCAAAAACATCTCATTAGCAACCATATTCAAGTAATAAGCATTATACTGTGTATTATAGGCAAGAATATCCAACAATGTAGAAAGTGCAGAACCTTCATAGTTGTAATCTTGTAATGTGTTTTGTGATTGCAGAAACTTTTTAAGATTAGTTTTAATTGTATTAAAATCTAAATCTGTAATCTGAATATTGGATTTATTTCCAGCCATTTTATCTATTTCTTTCTAGAAGTAATGTTACTGATGTTGGTAATGTAGCATTTTCAATGTAGAAACTAATTGTAATATCATAAGCATTTTTATCAGGATATGGTACAATGATTATTTCTTTTAACTTTGCTCTTTTTTCATAGTTTTTTATAACCAGTTCCACTTCTTTTTCTAAACTTGTTGCTGTTACCGGTGAAATTGGTTCAAATAGTATCGCATCAATGTTTGATCCAATGTCAGGATTAAAAGGTCTTTCATAATGTTTGGTCAACAGTAGATTACGGATTGAACGAATAACCGCCAAGTCATCGTAGCTAAGAGCGACATCACCAATTACCGGTTTTTTGGTAAATGTAAAGTCGATGTCTGAATATATCTTTGTTAGGTTTGCCATCTTTTATTTATTACGCTTCTAGGAGTAAATGCGCTTTTCGAAACTTTGAAAGCGCTAAAAAAAATTCTTGAGCCGGAACACAAAAATTCGAAATTTTGAGATTATGATATCCACACACAATTTTGATGAGTACCTGTGCTAACATAAGTAATTTTTATAACTCCTTTATTTCCTGGTTGTGGTGGAACCACAATAAATGATGGAGTGGGTGGACTTGCAAAACCTCCAGGTCTTTGCATTATTTCGCCTGCGCCACCAGCACCATAAATAAAAGATTGATTATTAGGATTTACTATAAATGTAGGATTGTCCGGTGCAACTCCAGGAAAACCTGGAAAAGTTGCAGGATTTTCTCCTGTTGGCCACCTACCGTTTATTGGTAAATTAAATGGATCTGTTTTAAATGATGGAGGAATTTGAAAAGACAAATCGTAATTACGGCTCATCCCTTGTCCATAATCAACTCTTGTTGTCAAAAATCCTGGCGGAACCTTCACATTATTGGTATTACTTGGATCTCCAAAAATTCCTCCTTGATGATTGACACCTTGAGGTGACTCAAATCCACTAATATAATCCATATTCCACGATCCTGCCCTACTTGACACAAAAATAATCGATTCTGCAGAACCAAAAAAAGTTGATCCACCACCACCACCATAATTAATTTTATTAAATCCTGTCGTACTGTAAATTGCAGTACGAACACCTTGTTCACCACCTCCGCCAACGCTTACTGGTATAACTTGTCCTGGAACCAAATTTACATTAGTAATTCTCGCATACGCACCTCCACCTCCACCTAAACCATAATTATAAAACCTATAGCCAAGTCTATTTGTTTGTGGTATGCTGTTGAAATCAAAAAAAGTATAAAGTTCATAAATTAAACTGATTCCTCCACCTCCACCTCCGCCTACAAGTTCTATTTTATTGGGAGCTTTTATATCCCAATCTGCTGGAACAGTCCAGTTTTGAGAACCAGCAGTGTCAATATATATTTCAGGCATATTAATTAAGAAGAAAATCCTAAAGTAATAACTAAAACAGCACTGGATGAACTTAAAGCATTGTTAGTTATACTAGCATACAAAGTTTCTCCTACAGCAACATTGAAATTCACATTTGGTACCCTAAAGCTATTACTCGTGTTGTTAACAGGAACAGATTGTAAATTTCCAATACTGCCACGACTATTAAAAATTGTTACTGTGGCAGTGCCAGAACCATTTACTATTGTTGCAGACATATAGCTAATTCGTAAGTTTCTTGGAGCATAATTTGTAAAATAATAAATGTTTGAAACATTAACACCTGTAATGTTTAGTGTTGCTGTTGTATCTGCAAACGGTCCTGTTGAACCAACGGGGCCTGTTGCACCTGTTGAACCTATTGGTCCTTGAATACCAGTTGCACCAGTAGAACCTTGTGGACCTGTTGCACCCACAGGACCAATTGGTCCTGTAGCACCGGTTGTTCCTGCACCCGTAGATCCAATTGGTCCGGTTGAACCCGTAGATCCAATTGGTCCAGTTGAACCCGTTGCACCTATCGGACCAATTGGGCCCGTAGCACCTCGGCCTAAACCGCTACTTGCAAGTTCACTTTGTTTTAATGGCATTTATTAAAATCCGTTCGTTGTTGGATTATAAAATACTTTACCGGTAACATCAGTTGTTTTTGTTATCGTTGGTGTGGAATAATTAAATGTTAACACATCACCACCACTATTCTCACCAAATTGTATTCTTATTGGATAATATATACCTGCTGTAAGAGAAGCAGTTCCATTTGCTTCAACAGTACCGTGTAACCCACCATTATTTACTGTTGCGTTTCCAGTTGTAAATCCAGACAAAGCATTTGAACCTACCCAAACATAAGAAGCATCATCACTTGATGTAAAAAATGTATATGTTTCTGTTGTGTTTGGTAAAAAATAACCTAACCATTGAACACTAAAACTACTTCCATCATCACTACTTGGTTCTGAAATTGCGGTAGTTTGAACTGATGTTGCTGGGTTAGCGCCAAAAGTTGTTGGTGTAGCTGTTGCAAAAAAACTAACATTATCAGCAAAGTATCCCGAATATGTGGTTTTAAATAAACCAGCAAGATAATTATTCAACTTTACATTGTTTATACTATTCATCAAAATTGATTGAATACTAGGCATCAAATAACTCCTGTTCCATTAATGTACCACGTATTTGCAGCAGTCATAATCATTGTTGCCATTCCATATGTTGTCACATTTCTTGAAATTGATGTGGTGTTACCTGCAAGATACAAAGATACACTATTGTTTGGTATAATGTTTACATTTGATGATGTGTTAGAAATAATGGTAATTGTTGTACCGTTAGCATATGTTGTATTTGATGTCCACGGAATATACAAATTCACCGAAGTTTTTAGTCCGCTATAATACAAATGTTTTCCTGAATCAGAATTTTGTAAAGTGTAATCAACCGATTGTCTATTTTGTGGTATTATCATAGCAGCATTGGCTGTATCAAAAGCTGCCTGTGCTTTCGTGTCGGTAGTAGTGATGTTAGTATTCTGTGTATCATCAACACCTTGAGTATAAATTGTATTTGCTGAAGCAGAATTAGCTCTGTCAAAAGCATCAGAATAATATATTGATAATCCTGTTGCACCAGTATTTCCTGTTACACCTGTTGCACCATCTGAACCAGTTGCACCAATTGGTCCTGTAGCACCAGTATTACCTGTTGGGCCTTGTGGTCCGGTTGCACCAGTTGTTCCAATCGGTCCTGTATCGCCGGTATTACCTGTTACGCCTGTTGCACCAGTTGAACCTATTGGTCCTGTGTTACCTGTATTTCCTGTTATACCTTGAATACCCGTGGCACCAGTTGAGCCAATCGGTCCTGTATCACCGGTATTACCAGTTAAACCAGTTGCGCCAACAAGACCTGTTGCACCAGTATTACCGGTTACACCTTGAACACCAGTAGCGCCTGTTGCACCATCAGGTCCTTGAATGCCTGTGGCACCAGTTGCACCTTGAACACCGGTTGCACCTGTGTCACCTTGTGGTCCTGTTGATCCTGTATTACCTGTTGGGCCAGTAGCACCAGTAAGTCCGGTTGGGCCTGTTGCACCTGTGGTACCTTGAATACCAACTGCACCATCAAGGTTAATAATCCAAGAACTATATTGATTTGATGTTGCATTAGCTGTATTTGTTACAGTTAAAATTAATTGTCCATTCGACTGTTCATAAGTGTTAACTGTACCATGTATATAATCCGTTGGATCAACAAAAGAAACAACAATAATAGTTTGTTGAGGACTATAATCCAAATACAAATCATTAGTAACTAAAGTTAATGTATTGCCAATTGGATAATTAGTTAATGTTATCGTGGTGTTAGATGTTGTGTGATAGCGGTCACCATCAGCACCAGAAACACCAGTAGCACCAGTATTACCAGTTAGACCGGTAGCACCTATTGGTCCTGTAGAACCGGTTGCACCATCTGTTCCTGAAATACCTGTAGCACCAGTAGAACCTTGAGTGCCAGTTGCACCTGTAGCGCCAGTATTTCCTGTTGGCCCTATTACACCGGTCGCACCAGTTGAACCAATCGGTCCTGTATCACCGGTATTACCAGTCAAACCAGTAGCACCAGTTGAGCCAATCGGTCCTGTATCACCGGTATTACCAGTTAGACCGGTAGCACCAGTATTTCCTGTTGGTCCTGCTGGTCCTGTTGCACCATCAGATCCTTGTATACCTGTGGCACCAGTATTTCCTGTTGAACCTTGTGGTCCAGTTACACCAGTTGAACCTACTGGTCCCGTTGCACCGGGATCACCGGTGGGCCCTTGTGGTCCTGTAGAACCTATTGGACCAGTAGCACCAGTATTCCCTGTTGGTCCTGTAGAACCTGTTGGACCAGTAGCACCAGTATCTCCTGTTGGTCCTGTTGAACCTGTTGGACCAGTAGCACCAGTATCTCCTGTTGGTCCTGTTGAACCTACTGGACCTGTGGATCCTGTATTTCCTGTTGGTCCTGTTGAACCTGTATTTCCTGTTGGTCCTGTAGAACCTGTTGGACCAGTAGCACCAGTATCTCCTGTTGGTCCTGTTGAACCTGTATTCCCTGTTGGTCCTGTAGAACCTACTGGACCTGTTGCACCAGTTTGTCCTTGAATACCTGCAGCACCAGATAAATCAGTTACGTAAGAATAAATTGTTCCATTCCACAGATATAACCTAGAGTTTTCAGCATCTTCTACATTGCCTGTATCAATGATTGCAAATTGGCCGTTAGCAATTCCTGTTGGTGATGTGTCAGCTGTTAGACTTGCAACATTACTATATGTTTTTGCAATGATAAATCCTAAACCGGTTTCACCAGTGGCTCCAGTCAATCCTGTTGAACCTACTGGACCTGTGGATCCTGTATTTCCTGTTGGTCCTGTTGAACCTACTGGACCTGTGGATCCTGTATTGCCTGTTGGTCCTGTTGAACCTATTGGTCCAGTAGCACCAGTATCTCCTGTTGGTCCTGTTGAACCTACTGGACCTGTGGATCCTGTATTTCCTGTTGGTCCTGTTGAACCTATTGGTCCAGTAGCACCAGTATTACCAGTTAGACCTGTTGAACCAGTTAAACCAATTTCACCAGTATTACCTGTTGGTCCTGTAGCACCAGTATTCCCTGTTGGTCCTGTAGAACCTATTGGACCTGTGGATCCTGTATTACCTGTTGGTCCTGTAGAACCTACTGGACCTGTTGCACCAGTTTGTCCTTGAATACCTGCAGCACCAGATAAATCAGTCACATATGTGTATATTAAACCATTCCATAAGTATAATTTTGAATTTTCAGCATCTTCTACATTGCCTGTATCAATGATTGCAAACTGTCCATTAGCAATTCCTGTTGGTGATGTGTCAGCTGTTAATGATGCAACGTTTGAGTACGTTTTTGCAATAGTAAATCCTAAGCCGGTTTCACCAGTAGATCCAACTGAACCAGTTGCACCCGTAGGACCTGTTGAACCTGTTGGACCAGTAGCACCAGTATCTCCTGTTGGTCCTGTTGAACCTATTGGTCCAGTAGCACCAGTATTACCAGTTAGACCTGTTGAACCAGTTAAACCAATTTCACCAGTATTACCTGTTGGTCCTGTTGAACCTACTGGACCTGTTGATCCTGTATTGCCTGTTGGTCCTGTTGAACCTATTGGTCCAGTAGCACCAGTATTCCCTGCAGGACCGGTTGCACCAGGAGTTCCTGAAGTGTATAGTAAACTATTCCATGGAGTTATACCATCACCATATTTTATTTTAGTGGTGTCTATTTCATAACCAGGTTCACCTTGTGACAAAGTGGGGTTCGTGCTTGTCCAATTATTTGATGAATCTCGTCTTATTTGTATTTTGCTAGCCATTTTAAGCTGTGCCTCCGTTATAAATTAAATCTGATGATGAAAAAACAGTATTTCCTGCTCCTCCGTCAATTATGTCTAATAGACCGTAAACAGAAATTGCGGAACCACCTTCTATATCCATCATATCCGATGGACTATAAACAGAAATTGCCGAACCACCATCTATATCTATGTGCCGTATTCTTTTGGTTGAAATAATTAATTGCTTAGGATTTGTGTTTGCGTTAATTCTAAGTATAACATCATTTTCTGAAACCAGTTGTATAATATCTTCATCAATAGCAACCAAATCACTTTGGCCATCAACTTTCCATGTTTTAAAAGATCCATTCGATACACCGGTGGCACCGATTGGTCCTGTGGCACCGGTATTTCCTGTTAGTCCAGTTACACCTGTGGAACCGGTCAAACCAGGTATTCCTGTTGCACCTGTTGAACCAAATACACCCGTTGCACCGGTTGATCCAAATAAACCAGGTTCTCCTGTTGCACCTGTGGAACCAAATGCTCCTGTGGAACCAATTGGTCCTGTGGCACCGGTTGATCCAAATAAACCAGGTTCTCCTGTTGCACCTGTAGAACCAAATACACCTGTTGCACCTTCAGGTCCTGTGGCACCGGTTGATCCAAATAAACCAGGTTCTCCTGTTGCACCTGTTGAACCAAATACACCTGTTGCACCTTCAGGTCCTGTGGCACCTGTAGAACCAGTCAAACCAGGTTCTCCTGTTGCACCTGTAGAACCAAATACACCTGTTGCACCTTCAGGTCCTGTGGCACCGGTTGATCCTTGGAGCCCTGTTGCACCAGTATTACCCGTAAATCCTGTGGCACCGGTTGCACCAGCAATACCAACAGAACCATTTAAATTAATTAACCAAGAACTATAAGAAGTGTTACTGGCAAAATCATTATTTGTAACAGTTAATATTAATTGTCCATTTGATTGATTGTAAAAATAAACACTACCGTTTAAATAATTATTAGGATTTTCATCAGCAGCAAGAATTACACTTTGTTGTGAACTATAACTTAAAAATAAATTTGCTGTTGTTAAAATTAATTGATTACCAACATTGTAATCACTTAAAGTTAATGTTGTATTTGAAGTTGTTCTATATTTGTCACCTTGAGCACCCGAAGCGCCAGTCGAGCCTTCAAGGCCTGTGGCTCCTGTGGAACCTGTTAGTCCTGTGGATCCTGTTGTACCCGTTGGTCCTGTGGATCCTGTATTGCCTTTTAATCCAGTTGCACCAGTTGTTCCAATTGGTCCAGTAGATCCTGTAAATCCTTGTGGTCCTCTAGGGCCCGTAGAACCAAAAACACCAGTTGCACCTGTAGAACCAAAGACGCCCGTTGCACCTGTAGCGCCCTCAAGACCAGTTGCACCTGTTGAACCAAAAACACCGGTTGCTCCCGTAGAACCGAAAACACCAGTTGCGCCTGTGGATCCAAAAAGTCCTGTTGCACCTGTATTTCCCGTAATACCAGTAGAACCTCTTGATCCTGTTATTCCTGTCGATCCTGTAGAACCAATTACACCAGTCGCTCCTGTAGCTCCTGTTGATCCATCAAAACCTGTGGCACCCGTTGTTCCAATTACACCTGTGGCACCGGTACCACCTATTGATCCAGTTGCGCCTGTAGCTCCTGTTGAGCCATTTGGTCCTGTGGCACCAGTAGAACCTAATAAACCTGTAGCTCCTGTAGCACCTACACCTGTAGCTCCTGTTAATCCAGTATTACCAATATTACCTCTTGGTCCTGTGGCACCAGTAGAGCCTATACCTGTAGCTCCTGTAGCACCAATTGGTCCAATTAATCCAGTTGATCCTGTATCACCTTGTGGTCCAGTTGCACCAGTTGTTCCAATTGATCCAGTTGAACCAGTTGTTCCCGTATTACCAATCACACCTTGAATACCTGTGGCACCTTGTGGTCCAGTTGCACCAGTTGTTCCAATTGATCCAGTTGCACCGGTTGCTCCTTCGCCGGTGGCACCTTGTAGTCCAGTTGCACCCGTTGCACCACCCGGATCACCTTGAGGTCCCTGTGGTCCTGTACTACCAATGTCACCTTGAGGTCCTTGTATTCCAATTGGTCCAGTTGAACCTCTTACACCTTGAGGTCCTTGTATTCCAATTGGTCCAGTTGCACCGGTTGCTCCTTCGCCGGTGGCACCTTGAGGTCCAGTTGCACCTTGAGATCCAGTTGCACCAGTTGTTCCTGTATTACCAGTTACACCTTGAGTTCCTTGTAATCCAATTGGTCCAGTTGCACCTTGAGATCCAGTTGCACCAGTTGTTCCAATTGGTCCAGTAGATCCTGTAAATCCTTGTGGTCCTCTAGGGCCCGTAGAACCAAAAACACCAGTTGCACCTGTAGGACCAATAGAACCTGTTTCTCCTGTGGCACCCTCAAGACCAGTTGCGCCCGTTGAGCCTACTGGACCAGTTGAACCAGTTGAACCTATGCCGCCGGTAGCACCGGTGGCACCTGTCGTTCCAATTACACCCGTTGCACCAGTAGAACCTATGCCTGTAGCTCCTGTAGCACCGGTGGTTCCCGTAGCACCACCCGGATCACCTTGAATACCTGTTGCACCAGTTAATCCTGTTGATCCTGTATTACCAGTTGGACCTGTTGAACCTATTAAACCGGTTGCACCAGTATCACCGGTATTACCTCTTGGTCCTGTGGCACCTGTAGAACCTACATTTCCTTGAAAACCTTGAAGTCCTGTTGCACCTCTTAAACCTTGAGGTCCCGTAGCACCGGTGGTTCCTGTAGCACCACCCGGATTACCTTGAATACCTGTTGCACCAGTTAATCCTGTTGCGCCTTGAATGCCTGTAGCACCTACACCTGTAGCTCCTGTTAATCCAGTATTACCAATATTACCTCTTGGTCCTGTGGCACCTGTGGGACCTTGAATGCCTGTAGCACCTACACCTGTAGCTCCTGTTAATCCAGTATTACCAATATTACCTCTTGGTCCTGTGGCACCTGTGGGACCTTGAATGCCTGTGGCACCTTGTGATCCAGTTGCACCAGTTATTCCAATTGGACCTGTTGCACCACCTGGAGTACCTTGAATACCTGTGGCACCTTGTGGTCCAGTTGCGCCTGTTTCACCAACAGGACCAATTTCACCGGTTAAACCTGTTGCTCCAAAAGGTCCAACATCTCCTGTAGCACCCATTTCTCCCGTAGCACCTGTTGCACCACCTGGATCACCTTGAGGTCCAGTTGCACCTGTTGTTCCAATTGGTCCCGTAGATCCCGTAAATCCTCTTAAACCTGTAGCGCCGGTAGAACCTAATGGACCAGTAGCTCCTGTAGTACCCAAGCTTCCTGTAGCACCAGTAGCGCCAGTTGTTCCTGCACCGGTTGCACCAGTCGATCCTATTGGTCCAGTTGCGCCACCTGGATCACCTTGAGGACCAGTTGCACCAGTTGAACCAAATCCACCAGTAGCACCTGTTGCGCCAGTAGCGCCTCGTAATCCTGTAGCACCTGTTGAACCTAAAGATCCTGTAGCACCTGTTGAACCTAAAGATCCTGTAGCACCAGTTGCACCAGTTGTTCCAATTGGACCTGTTGCACCTGTGGATCCCAATACACCAGTAGCTCCTGTGGATCCTGTTGTACCTATAAGTCCTGTAGATCCTGTTAAACCAATTTCACCTTGAGGACCAGTTGCACCAGTTGTTCCAATTTGTCCAGTTGCACCTGTTGAACCTATTGGTCCTTCAATGCCAGTTGCACCAGTAGATCCTCGTGGACCTATTGGCCCAACAGGACCGGTGGTGCCTGTAGCACCGGTTGTTCCTGCACCTGTAGATCCTGTTGGACCAGTTGCACCAGTTGTTCCAATTTGTCCAGTTGCACCTGTTGTTCCAATTGGTCCAGTTGAACCTGTTAAACCTATTGGACCAGCACTTGATACTTGTCGCCATGTTGTACCATCATAAATCAAATAAATTAAACTCTGACCCACATCCAATACAAGTGTATCATTAACACCTTCAATTGTTTCACCATTTGGATTAATTATAAGATTTCGAACACTCCAATCATTATTAAAAGTTCCAGCATCAGCAATAATAACTGTGTTACTGAGCACGGGTGATGCAGGAAGTGTAATTGTAAAAGATCCGTTTGCAGTATTTGCAAGATACTGTTGATTGAGTGTTACCGTTGTATTTGATGAGATTGTGATCCAAGGCTGATTTTGGCCGGTTGCACCTGTTGTGCCTTGATTACCGGTAGAACCTGTTGCACCTCTAAGTCCTACTGGACCTTGTGGGCCGGTTGCACCAGTTGAACCTAAACTACCTATCGATCCTGGAGTTCCTGTCGCACCAGTCAAGCCTTGAATACCGGTTGCGCCAGTTAATCCTGTTGAACCTTGTGGTCCAGGAATTCCAATTGGGCCAGTAGCGCCGGTTGTTCCTAATTGACCTGTTGCGCCGGTTGCACCGATATCACCGGTTGCACCTGTTGGCCCACCTGAAGGACCTGTTGCGCCTGTTGGTCCAGTTAAACCTGTTGCACCAAGGCCAGTAGCACCTTGTATACCCGTAGCACCTTGAACACCTAACGCACCAGTAGCACCTTGAGCGCCTGTAGCTCCAGGATTTGAACCTAAAGGTCCTATCCAAGCTCCATTAGCGGCAATTACCGGAGTAATGCCAACAGTCAGCCCATTTTTTACTATGAAAAAATTATTTGCGTCACAGCTCAAGGTTCACTATCCCCTTTGTTTTAAAACGTACTTCTATAACTAACTATTTAGTTTAATAGTTTGAGGCATTTCATGAGGATAATTTTTCTTTAACCAATTCAATTGAAGTCTTGCATCATTTCTTTCATACCAACCATTACCAGTGTAAACATTTAAAACAGATTGAAAATATTCCTCATACATTTTGCCAACTTTTTCTAATGTAAAGTTTTCAGCAAAAGCACGACAATTTTTAGGATTAATATTGTGAATATTGTTAGCAGCCCACAAATATTGTTCAAAGGTTCTACAACGATAACCAGTAATTCCATGTATGTTATTTTCTGTAAATGAACCCCAATCAGTTGTAATTGTAGGTGTTCCTGAGAACAACATTTCAACTTGAACTCCACCAAAAGGTTCAACATACATTGATGGCACAAAGGCTGCTTTTGCACCGGACATCAATTTTCTTCGCATCTCAACGTCAGCGTAACCAATTTCAGTAATATGAGCAGGTATCTCTTTATAACCCATTTGAGTTAATGAATTTTGGCCTGCAATAATTAATTTGGCACCAAGTGCTTCAGTTACTTGAACCGCAACATTTACACCTTTACCATCATATACACGACCTAAAAATAAAAAATAATCTTTTTTCTTTTCTTGGAAAGTAAAATCATCAGGATCAAAATAGTTTGGAATAACTGCATCATACCAATCTTGTTTGCAACTACCAACGGCTGTCATTCCATAATAAGCATGGTATATTGCATATGATTCAAATATTTTCCAGCGAGCCCAATGTCCGCCAGCATAACCAATTCCTGGTTCAACACAAATTAAATCTGAATGTGCATCACAAACTGGACGCACACCTGATCCCCAAAAAGGAAGAATAAAATCGTGTTTTTGTTTTCTTTTACCAACCTCCACAATGGCGTTTTTATAGAATGTTTGGTAAGCATGGTCATTGACATCAAATTTATAAAAATTCTTACGCCAGTCATAATCACCATAAGCAATTTCTAAATCTTTATTAGTGGTGACCGTAACATGTTCATCACAAACTAAATCTGAATCTTCGTGGCCGTAGTGTATAATAGTATGGCCTAACGACTTCATCATTTTGCCAAATTTAACTACCTTTTGTGTATAAGCACAAGCATTATATTCTTTTGAAGATACAGTATGTGGTAAACCTAAAATATGAAAACGCATAATAAAATCACCTTTTTAAAAAATTATATTGTGATTAACCTTCTAATCATCTTAACAGTATTTATTGCTTGTGTAGGACGAAAATATAAATTAACCACGTTGTTTGCAACATCAGCATCAAATTGACCAAGAGTAATATCACTTACAAGTTCACCGTATTGAGTCATAAAGGCACAAATTCCATTGTGCATTACCCTTAACTCAATTACTTGATAAAAAGAACCTGATGTTATTTGTATTTCATATTTGGCACTTCGATATGTGTAAATATCAAAATTGTCAACAGCAATTGGATTAGTTGTTGTTGTGTCAAATTGAATAATCGATACACCACCACCAGCAGCTTCTAAAGAGGTGGCAGATGTAATGCGGCCAAACCTATCTACTGTAAAAATAGGAACTCTGTTTGCAGAACCATAAGTTCCAGGACTAACACCCGTATCTGTAAGAGTAAAAGTTCCTGTTTCACCAGTAGTTGTGGCACCCGTACCACCAGTTACAATTGTTGTGCCTGTTCCTGTGCCTGACGTTAAAGCAGATGCAAACGGATTATTATACAATACGGCTGAAGTATTTACTGTTACAGCCAAAGGCTTTGCAGTAGCTAAATCAGTTTTTAATTTTGTTGTGCCAACTATTTGCAATAAAGAATTTTGTGTATCACCAACACTAGAAAAAGTCAAAACGGTTTGATAATCTCTTATAATTGCCAACGAATTTTGATAAAAATTAATATCTCCGTTTCTTCTGGTTGCCAACAAGGTTTGTAGAGAATTAACATCTGTTATAATTGTGTTAATACTAGAAACAGAAATGTTACTGTATGTGTTACCATCTTCAACATACAGAGAATTACCTAAAGTTCTTGAATCTATAATTATTGCGTTACTTCTTGAATCAACATCGTCACGAATATAGAGGCTAGTAAAATTTCCTAATACCGGCACGTTATTTTGTGTTTGATCCGATTTATTGGTTAAGCTTAATACTTGGCGACCAATTGATAGGGCTGTATTTAAATCTGGATATAAAACAGTATTGGCTGATCGTTCAACACCAGATATATAATTTGTGTGTGTTGTAAAATCAGAAACAGCCGTTAATGCATTTATAATTGAAGAATATAATGTGTTTGCTTGTGTTGGAGCTACATTAAAAGTTATTGAACTGATGTTACAGTTTGCAGCCATACCTGTAAGAACAACTGTCATATTACTTAATACAGATGAATATGGATTCTGATAGTAACCTGTTGCTGTTGATGTTGCAATATCATCAACTTGCCATTGACTTAAATTAATTGAAGAATTATTAAGAAAGTTATTCGCACCAGGAGCTAAATCGACATCATCACCAAATTTGGTGGTATCAAAATTATATCCTAATCTATTGTATATACTGGACATATTATGATTCCATTGGTGCGTTTAATGGAGGTGAAGTTGGGAATCCACGGTTTCCAATATGAGTATGCATATTAACTTTTATTCTAAACATTTGTACTGAACCAAACATATCTGAAACCATTGGCGCAAACATTGAAATGCCGGCATCAATTGTTGTACCTGCTATCATATAACCTAAAGTTTCAACAGATTTATTACCAGATACAGAAAGACCTGCTGTAATATTTCCATCTGCTTGAACTGATTGTGATGTGCCTATATCACCACGAACATACAAATCAGCATTTACGTTAACAGTTGAGGCACCTAATGTAATATCACCAGAAGAATTTATTTCCACATCACCGTCAACAGATTGAATTGCATCTCCAGAAACAGATTGATTTACATCACCTTTAACATTTTGATATGCAGACCCATCAATTTGTGTATAAGCATCACCTTTAATGTGAAGTGCCGAATCACCCTCAATAGTTATGTTGCAAATGCCTCTAATTAATACGTTTTTATCAGAAGCAATAATTTCATAGCCTTTACCAACAATTTTATGAACTTCATCACCATTAGGATGCATTTCAATAAACGAACCTGAACGGTGTTGTATACGAACACGTTCACGAGTTGGTGTATCATCCATTTCAAATGAATGACCTGATTCTGTTTGTTGTATATTATTATAAGAATATATTGGTTGGTAATCAGTATTAGCTGCTGATTCCGGTTCCGTCCATGACATATCGGCCATTATGGTTTCCCAATCGTATTTTGAACTGGCACAATAGTTTCTTTATCGGTCAAAGCTAGTTCTGCTGCAATAGCTGATGAGTTTGCTAAAGAAACATTTCCTTCTGTAATATTTTTTTGAATTTCTTGACCTACAGCAATTGCACCAGATATACCACCAAGAGCTTCTTTTAAACAATCTTGTAGAAATTTGGCTATTCTTGCTGGTAATGTAGCAACGTATTGAATTATTTTTTGTAGTTGATCCATTAAATCTTTAACAGCTCCGGCATATTGTTGTATTTTTTTAATAAATTTTTGTATTACTTTAACTTGTGCTTTAATTGTTTTTATAGCACTTCTGATTTCATCAGCAAATGGACTTGAAGATGCACTAGCCCAAAGGCCTTTAATTGCGGATCTAATTGTTTCTACCAATTCACTTGTTTTAAATGCCATTTTAGCAATTTCAAATTTCATATTTACTGAGATGTCACACACATGAGCTAAATTAGCATTGGATTGTGAAATGGCTGTTTTATCAACCACACCTCTAGATAAAGGTGAAAGTGTAGGTTTGCCTGCTTCATATTGAACTTGGCCTGATGGTGGTGTTGCCGGTTTTAAATCACTCTGAGGTGAAAATCCTTTATTTTTATTTGGTACAGCTTCAAGTCCAGGAAAAACACCCATCATTATTGGTGATTGTGATGAAGTTCCGTCAGAGAAGAAACCCATCACATAGTCACCTAATCTAGGTGCACTAAATGATTTTGAATTGTTTACTGGATTAACGGCTGCGGCCCAAGGTAAATCTTTTGTTGGTAATTCTACCAAGTTATCTGTGTGGTGTCCGAAGATACGAACTTTTGCTCGACCCAATTTGGCTGGATCGTTAACATCTTCTACTACACCATACCACCAATTAAATCCATCTTTGCCTATAAAATTATTCATTCTGCCACCGCTTCTTTAAATGCCGTTTGATCTATTTCTTGATAATTATTTGGTACACTATCTTTACTAATTTCAAGAACTGTTTGATATTTATTTGGTTGTATGATATGTCGAACTGCTGTGACCAAATATTTGCCTGAATAAAATTTGTCCAATTGTTTTTCGTTTGTTTCTGGTCTTAGTGACATCAAATTAAATTCAATTGTTCTGCCTACTGTCAAACCTGGATCACCAGGTATTGTTAATTTAACAACAGTATAATTTGCGAGAGCAATTTGTGCCGTTCTATTTGGCAAATATGTTTCTATTGCAATGTTTTTTGCAACTGATCCTGGTATTTCTTTAAAGTAAGCTGCTTCATTTTGGCCAGAATTTGACAAAGCTACTTTTAGTGTTGCATCATATGTTTCATATTGAGTTAACCCCAATCTATTCTTTAACGCATTACTTACTTCACCTTCATTTAATGTAACTGCTTGGTTCTTATACTTTAAATAATCAAAATCGGTTACTTTGTATGACCTTGTTAATGGATCAATTGAAATTAATCTGTTTGCAAATGTGCCAGAACTTATTTCGTTGACTGAATCATAAGTTTTAACAAATTCATAATCCAAAACACTTATTGTTTTTTCTTTAAAAGATTGTTTATCCATGGCAATGTTTTGTGCCTGATACTTGTAAGTAGCATATGGTTCTTCTTTAAACATGGACTGCAATGATCGGTAATTAAACCCATCTTTAGTTTCAAAGAATAACATATCAGCACCAACGGAACCATTATTTGCTGGTCGAGCATAAGTTGACAACCAACTAATCGCTTCAAATGGTTTTAATCGAGGTATAACAAAATCATATAAACCAGTTGTTGATTCAATGTTATTAATTTTGCTGCTAGGCACTTTTAATTTATCAACCAATATGTTTTCTACAATAGTGGATATTTTTTGGCCAGTATACGATTTACTGATTTTAATTTGTTCAGATAACAACAATTCTTCCGAACAGAAATATAGTGTGTATGTTTCAGTATTTAAATTTCCTGCAGGTTTTTTACCTCCAACTTTGTATACTCGAAACAATTGATCATTATTGTTTGATCCATTTTTCACTTTACCAAAATTAACTTCAATGAATTCATTACCTGTTAATTGAAAAAGTTCAATAAATCCTTGAGAATCTGTTACTGTAACATAACCTGAGGCTGTAAAACTATAAAGGTCCTCATAATAGGACATATCAATCATTAAACGTTTTAACTCAAATTTTTGACCACTTGAAGTTAAAAAATTTAAAGTTTCTAATGAATAGTCTTGTGTATAGTAGGCACCAGGAGATTCCACACCTAAAGAAGATTGATCAAATTCTGCCATGTTAAGCCATTAATTTTTTAAACTGTTTTTCCAATTCACCCACATAAATTGAATTTAATAATTTTATATTTCTATACGATTCATTTAAATCTGTTTCGTATTCATAATAAGAAACTGTTTTACGGCTAGTGGTTATAGTAAATGGTCCGGTTGCCATGTTACGTTCAAACACTCCGGTTTGTAAAGTATTATAAGATTGTTGATCAATAATATAATTGTCAATTGTCGTGGTGCTTGTTCTTGAATTAAATTTGGTAATCACTTTTTCATAATGATGAATGGTAGCTTTAGCATTAAAATTATATTTATCTGTGATATAAGATTCTAAAACACTAGACTGCATTGGCCATTGCCATTGTGGGTCTAATATTTGATTTACGTATAAAACAATCCAATAACGATAAGAATCACCATAATATTTGTAAGCAATAATTTCTGGTGTATCTCCTTCTTGGATATCATATGAATAATATACTAATGGATTATTAAGTATGTCGGGAATAACACTACACCTTGCCATCAAATTCACCATTAGTGATGAATTACCACTTGTATCGGTTTTAATAATTTTTGGTAATGTGTCGAAATATTGCATTAATAACCTTCTTTTTCTATTTTTTCTCTTGTAATGAGTTCAACTTCTTTGAAATTTATAGTTACTGTTGTTTGAACTGGTGCACCATCACCAAAAGTTGAAAATCCGTTTGGAGAATAATTGATATCAATACTTTCAATTACACTCTCAGCAACTCGGCCAACATTTTGATTTCTTTTACCATTAAATAAAAATTCTAAATTAAATGTTGACGGAGGTACAAAAAACATACCGGCTGTGCCTTCTGCCAATCGTGGTGCTGCATGTGTTTTTAACATTTTAACAATTTTTGCAACTGTTTCCGCTTCTTTTTTAGAATATGGTGTAAATGTAAATGCCATCTGATATGTTCTAAAATCTATACCATCAAATAATAATTGTTGTTGTGGGTTAAAAGCAAATCCGGCACCCTTGGCCAATAATCTTGCTGGCCCACTGGTAGCAATAGAAGCGATTGCACCAACTGCTCTGCCTATTCCCGGTACCTGAGCAGCAGCGTCAACCAAACTTAATTGTCCGTATGAAGCAGAATATGTAAAAGCCATCGTATCTGGTATATACAATGATATTCCGGCAACAGATTTTTTGGTTGGGTTTTTAATGTTGATACTGTCATTACCTAGAAAATCTTTCAATCCAGCAACCGATTTATCTAATTCGCCACCAAGTGATATTTTTCCACTTTTTATATCGTCAACATAAGATGTAACAGCATTTAATCCTGATTCTAAAGAACTACCAGCATTATTGACAGCACTATTAACAGCACCAAATAATTTATCTTTACCTTTAATAAAACTGCTCTTTACACTTTCATATGTTGCTGGTGTTATTTCATTGATATTAATTACAACAACATGGCCTCTTGTCGATGTCTGTAAATCTCTAGGGTATTGTAAATCGGTTCGACCAAATTTATTTCCAAATAGAGTACCTAATGGACCTTCAACTAAGGCTCCAGGTATGGAAACTCCACCTATAGAATTTGGTATGGAAATAATGGCCATTGAATCCTCTATTAAAAAAGTTATACATAGTATTTATATGGCTTATAATGGACGTTTCACACCTTCTAATCCTCAAAAATACGTTGGGGATCCTAATAATATCATTTATCGCTCTTCTTGGGAGTGTAAGATGATGAATTGGTTCGACAAAAATCCAGATATTGTATCATGGGCATCAGAAGAATTGATCATTCCTTATAAATCTCCAAAAGATGGCCTGTGGCATCGTTACTTTCCAGATTTTTTGATTAAAGTTAGAACCAAAACAGGAGTGTTGAAAACAATGTTACTTGAAGTTAAACCTAAGAAACAAACAATCACTCCTGAAACTAAAAAACGATTGACAAAACAATACATAAATGAGGTGGTTACATATGGAATCAATCAAGCCAAATGGAAGGCCGCCACGGAATATTGTTTAGATCGTGGTTGGGAGTTTAAGTTAATAACAGAAGATCATCTAGGACTATAGACTAAATAATACAATGGGATCTAAACTTACACAATTAGCCAAAGAAAGAACAACTGCTCAATTGCAAATAATGAGCCGTGATTCTCTTAAATGGCTAACCACAAAGATTGCTGAGTTGAGAAATCCTTCAGGAATACCATCAACAATCAATAACGAAGCTTTTAGAAAAAGAAATCGTTTTGTGACTGGTGGATTATATTATTTTTATTATGATCCTAAAACGAAAAAAGACATACCATATTATGACCGCTTTCCTTTGGTTTTGGTATTGGAAAAATATAAAGATGGTTTTCTCGGTTTAAACCTACATTATCTACCGGTAAAATACCGAATCACGCTTTTGGATAAACTGATGGATTACGCCATCCTTGACGGCAATAATGATATTATGCGTATGAGAGTCAGCTACGATATTTTAAACGCCTCCAAGCGTTATAGAGAGTTTCGGCCATGCTTGAAGAAGTATTTACATGGTCATATTCAGTCAAAAATACTTGCCGTACAACCAAATGAATGGGATATTGCGGCATACTTGCCTATTCACCAGTTTAAAAAGGCTTCGGTAAATGAAGTTTGGCAAGATTCATTAGAAGAAATAAGGAAAAGTTAAATGCCAGGTACCATTAACGATTTTAAATCCAGTTTCACAAAAGACCTAGCGAGAGCAAATAGGTTTGATGTGAACATTCCTATTCCTTTAACTTTAATACCATATATCAAATCGGCTAGAAATTTAGTGTACCGTTGTGAGAATGCTAATTTGCCAGGTAGAAGTTTAATGACAGTAGAACAAAAAATTGGATCTAATCCTGTTGAGAAGTATCCATATCTGACTGGTTATAACGACATGGATTTAACTTTTATTGTTGATGGTGATATGCAACAAAAAATATTCTTTGATGCTTGGATGAATTTTATTAATCCAACATACAATTATAATTTTAGATACAAGGGTGATTATTCCACGACAATACAGATTAATCAATATGATGTAGAAAACAAAGTATCATATTCTGTTAATTTGTTTGATGCGTTTCCAATTTCAATGAATCAATTAGATTTAGATTGGTCATCCGATAACCCACACAAGCTTTCAGTAACTTTTGCATACACTCGTTGGAGTAATAATTCTCTACAATCATTTGGTATGGAATTGGTCGATGCTGGCTTGGCCAATTTTTCTGATGTGGTTGGTGGTTTAGGTGGAAACGCTCAAGGTGCTGTAAGTGCAGCTGGTCAATCAATAGTGAATAACATACAAAGAAGTATTTTTAAGTGATTTTATAAGGAGATAAATTATGGCTTTACCAAAACTTGATGTGCCGACATATGAAATAGAATTGCCGTTATCTAAAAAGAAAATTAAATACAGACCATTTTTGGTTAAAGAACAAAGAAACCTTTTGATGGCAGTTGAATCGAATGAAACATCCACAATTCACCAAAATGTAAAAGATATCCTTTATAATTGTACCTTAACGGAAGGTGTCGATATTGAAAAATTACCCATCATTGATGTTGAATATTATTTTGTTAACTTACGTGCTAAATCAGTAGGTGAGGTTGTTGAATCAAAATATAAGTGCAATAATGAAGTTGAAGATAAAGTATGTGGTAATTTAATGGAAAAAGAAATCAATCTATTAGATTTACAGGTTGAACGCAAAGAAGGTGTTTCTGATGAAATTCAGTTGACCGACACAATCTCAATCAAATTAAAATATCCAGAGTTCAACATAGTTCAAGATTCATTGAAGTATAATAATATTACTGAAACCACATTTAATATGATTGCCAGTTCTATAGAGTATATCTATGATGGTGAACAATTCTATTACTCAGCAGAAGCACAACCAGGTGAAATGTTAGAGTTTGTGGAAGGCATGAATCAATCACAGTTTGCCAAGGTAGAGAATTTTTTTAATAATTTGCCAAGTTTAAAACAAACAGTTGAAATTGATTGCTCAAAGTGTGGGTTTCACCATAAAATAGAAGTAGAAGGCCTAGAAAATTTTTTCGGCTAATTTTTCGTCATGACAATCTGAGTAATTATTACAAGACAAACTTTTCATTGATACAACACCACAAGTATAGTTTGTCAGAGCTTGAAAATATGATGCCTTGGGAACGGGACATTTACGTTTCTATGTTGATTGCGTATATTGAAGAAGAAAACCAAAAGATACGAGAAAGACAAAGAAAAAAGTAAATGGACTATTTTAAAGCCAAAGACATCAGAAAAAAAGGTTTAATGTCTATGATGACCGAAAGGTTATCATCGGGTATGGGCACGGGTGCTGCCATTGGAAGTTCCATTTCTGATAGAACAAAAGCAACTTTTACCGGCATTAAACAACGCTTTGATCCACTAAACATCGCCAGAGTTGTAACTGGTGGTTCTAAATTTGCACCTGCTTTTCTTGGTGCTTTAACAGGAAGAAGTAAACGAGATATTGGTTTTTTTACCGGCAAAAAGCCACGAGATTATCAAGGAATAAAAAGTTCCTCTGTTGATTCTGGATCTGTAGTTCAATATCTTGGTCAAATATATGATTTGTTTGTTAAAATTGAAAACGATAGAAAATTAGAATTAGAACAAAGAGAAAACCAACAAGAAGAAATTGAATCTGAAGAAAATCGTAGAAATCAGGCCCTCATTGAAGCGTTGACTACCAGAAAAAAAGCTAAGCCAACAAAAAAACAAACAAAAAAATTAGATGATGCCGGTAAAGAGATCGGCAAACAAAAAAAGAAAACTGATCAGTTAGATAAAGCCAAAGGAGAACCCGTTACACCTCCAAAAGAAGTAACTAAGCCAACTGTATCTGCACCTAAACCTACACCCACAGCACCAGCACCTAAACCTACACCCACAGCACCAGCACCTAAACCTACACCCACAGCACCAGCACCTAAACCTACACCCACAGCACCTAAACCACCTACTGCTGGCAAAATCGGTGGTGCTGCAATATTGGTTGGCGGTGCACTTGCTGGTACTGCCGCTTTAGTTGGTAAAGAATCTCTTGCGGCCAACATATCAAAATATGAAAGCGGCAAAGCCGGTTATAATGCGTACAACAAAGGTACTGTTGGTAATAAAATGATTCCGTCAGATAAGCCTATTGATTTTAGTAACATGACCATCTCTGAATATTTGAGGCGAGGTGCATTAAAACAAGGTGATCCTGATAGACTTTTTGCTGTGGGTAAATATCAAATAATTCCTGGTACTATGAAAGGTTTAATTGAAAAATTAAAAATAGATCCAGAAACAACTTATTTGGATCCAGCCACACAAGATATGTTATTTGCTAATGGATTAATTGGTCAAAATCGAAAAAAAGTAGATGCATATGTAAAAGGTCGAAGTGATGACCGAGATGGTGCAATATTAGAATTAGCTAAAGAGTTTGCTTCTGTTGGTATACCATATGATATGGACGTTGGCAAGAAAAAATTAAAAAAAGGTGATTCATATTATTCTGGTATTGGGGGTAACGTAGCTCATAATTCTCCTGAACAAGTAGGTGCCGCATTAGACGCTGACCGATTAAAAAATATGCAAGGTAATAAATCTACTGCTGTTCCGCCTGTATCGTCAGGTAATAAAATTGATTCAGAAACAAAAGAGAACATGGGATTAAAGAAATCTTTTCAGGAATCTCCAGCAACCAGTAAAAGTGTAAATAATACCAATATAAGTAATAAAACAACGGCCAGTAATGTGCCAGAAAAAGAGGATGATACCAATCCTCTGATTAAGAAAGCTAGATCAACATGAACTATCAAGAAGCCAAAAAGATAAGAGAAAAATCTTATATTTCATATCTGACTGAAAAATTGTCGGAAGGTCAAGGCGTAGGTTCAGCCATAAAAGCAACACTATCTGATAAATCTAAAGCAAGGTCTAAAGGTTTTAGTGAGAAATTTGATCCATTAAATATTGCCAAGTTTATGACCGGTGGTTCTAAATTTGCACCTGCTTTACTTGGTAGCATGCTCGGTAGAACCCAACAAGATATTCAATATTTTTCTGGTACCAAAAAAGCAAAAGAAGTTGGTGCTACAGCCACAAAAATAGACACGTTGGATTCTGATAATAATGTGATGGATATTCTTTCTAAGATATACACATTACTAAAAACAACAAACGACAATGATACTGAACGTAGAGCAAGAGAAGGCAATTTTAAAGAAGAACAAGAATTAGAAAGAGAAAGAAGGCACAAAGCTTTGATTGAAGCTATTACAGGAAAAAAACAAACATCAACTACTACAGCAACAGCAACAAAGGCCGATAATGGTTCTGGTTTATTATCAACTATTTTGGGAATAGTAACTGGTTTGATTGGTGATGCGATCAAAGGTGTTATGTCAGTTATTGATGGCATAAGCACTCTGATTAAAGGTGTGTTGTCGGCATTTAGTTTGGGTCCACTTGGACCTTTAAAACTTTTAGCAAAATTAGGTACTTTTTTGATTAGTCCTCTTGGATTAGGATTGATGGGTCTTGCAGCCGGAGCAATTACCGCATGGGCGTTTTGGAAAATGTTAAAAGATCCTTCTGGTTATGAAGCCGCAGATTCTGATTTAAGTAAAGGCCTGAATCAAGCAGAAAAGGTTGGTGGTTTAGCTGGCGTTAAAGATGAAATGGATCGTCAGAAAAAATTACCTGAATATGACAGAACAATGGCAGAAATAAAAAATTATCAATTCAGTTATAATGAAAGTGAACCATTAAACAACGTTCAATTGAAAGGTTTTGCCGAAAGAGGACCCGGTGCTCTAGAAGCTGTTGAAGATTATAAAATGGAAAGAGATAGAGTAAAGAAAGAAATTCTGACATTAAATCAAACTGCCACACCAGTTGACACAACACCACAAGCGGTGACACCAACAGAAACACCAGCACCAAGTGAACAAATGTCCAATCCAAAAACAACCAGTAAACTAAATGCCGTAACCAGTGAAAATTTAGAATTGAATTTACCAAGCACACCAGAATCGGTTACGACTGCACAGATTACAAACAATACGAATATCAGTTCAACCAAGAGCCAAAAACCAAAAGGTCCTATACCTTCTGTGAGGAATATGGAAGATTCCTTTCAGAGAATGCTATTAAGTAGTTTACGGGTTGTATAATAAAAAACCCACCATGAAGGTGGGTTTCTTTTAAGTAAAAGAAAATTAATTTTCTTCAGCAAGTTTACTAAAATATGCCATATCATCATCTTCAGAATCATCTTTAAATGGAGAATCTTCTGCAACAGGTTTAGGTGCAGGCTTTGCTTTGGCTTGTTCTACAGTTGTGCGTGGTGCTTCACCATTAAGACCAAGAACTTTATCTAAGCGTTGCTTCAAAGCATCATACGACTTGAATTCACCATCTTTTAAGAGTTCCTGTAGAGAGTGTTCAGACTTCCAAATCTTCTCTAGTTCTTCATCGTCATTCAGCAAAGCAGCAGGCGATTCGAATTCAGATTTATCATAATTCTGATAACCTTCAACTTTACGGATCTTTAACTTAAAGTTGGCACCTTTCCACATATCAAATGGGTTAATTGCTTGTTCATCTTCAAATTGTGGATTCATGGCTTCTGAAATCTTATCAAAAATCTTCTTGCCAAACTTAAACAAAAATACTTTACCTTCATTTTCTTTATTTGAAGGATCAGATACGATATAAATGTTTGCAATGTAATTTAGTTTACGTTTTTGCTTACGGACAATATCTTTATTTGCTTCAATACCAGAATTCCATAATGAGGAATTATGTTCACAAACGGGACATTGTTGATTGAG